ACCATCTGGAGCGCCTGGTAAGACATCAGCTAGAATCGTATAATAATTTCGTGTCATGCCAGATTATTAAAACGATTGAGATGTTTAACCCGGTTCACATTGCATCTGAACACGATTATGATGCAAAGAGTGGTAAATACGCGCTAGAAATATTCGTAACATTCGAAAACTTTCATCTATACAGACCACAAATACATGAGAACAATGGCGCAACGAAGCTAATGTTCCCCCAAGAAGCGCGCCTGCGCAATTTCACGTATTCGTCTGCTATGAACGTCGATATGAATATTAAATACGTTGTGCGAAGCGGCAAGGACCTTGAAAACAGCCAGACATTTTACAAGACTTTGCCGAACATTCACATTGGTAAGTTGCCAATCATGTTAAAGTCAAATATTTGCGTATTAAACCAATACAAACACGTAAATCACGACCATACGGGTGAATGCAAATATGACGCCGGCGGATACTTTATTATCAATGGTTCGGAGAAGACTGTGCTGGGCCAAGAACGCGCGGCAGAGAACAAGGTATATTGTTTCAACATTAGTAAAAATAGCACTAAATATACGTGGATGGCCGAAATCAAGTCGGTTCCAGATTTCAAATGTATTTCACCAAAACAAATAAACATGATGGTAAGTTCCAATAATAATGGATTTGGTTATTCCATAGTCTTGCAAATCCCACGAGTAAAAATCCCTGTTTCATTGTTTATTGTATTCCGTGCGCTTGGCGTCTTGTCAGACAAGGAAATCTGCGAGCTTATTCTCTTGAATGTGGAGAAGGACAAACAAGCTCATCTATGCGACTCCTTGCAGGCTTCTATTATGGATGCAAACAAATGGCTTACGCAAGAAGATGCGATTAAGCATATTACGGCACACGTCATGTATACGCCAATCAACATGGACAAGGAAACCGGCGCATTAAAGAAGCGCGAATTTGCCATGGATATTTTGGAGAATGACCTGTTCCCACATTGCCAAAATAGCGTTCAGAAAAAGTTCTTCCTTGGATACATGACAAACAAGCTGCTTCAGGCGACGTTTGGATATGCGAAGGCAGATGACCGCGATTCATACATCAACAAGCGCGTGGACTTGACTGGGACACTTTTGAACAATCTGTTCCGCAATTACTTCAATAAATTGGTGAAGGACATGGAGAAGCAAGTTATTCGCGAAATTAACGGCGGTTCTTGGCGTTCTACCGATGACTATGAGCGCATCATCAACTTGACAAATATATACAAGATTATAAAATCTACGACTATTGAAAATGGTCTCAAACGTGCGCTTTCTACTGGCGATTTCGGCGTAAAGCACTCCAGTAGTAACAAAGTGGGAGTTGCGCAAGTTCTAAACCGATTGACCTATGTCAGTAGCTTGAGCCATGCGCGCCGTATTTCAACACCTGCAGACAAGAGCGGCAAATTGATTCCGCCTCGCAAGTTGCATAATACGAGCTGGGGGTATTTCTGTCCTGCGGAAACTCCAGAGGGTCAGTCAGTTGGCTTGGTGAAGAATTTGAGTTATATGGCTCATATTACGATTCATTCCAATTCGGCTCCGCTTTACGAGTATGTTATGCCCCACGTCCGGGACATTCGAACATTGCAACCAATCGATATGTATGATGCCGTAAAAGTATTTGTCAATGGTGCATGGGTTGGTATTAGCGAAAGTCCCACTGAGTTGTATCATATGCTCAAGGATAAGAAGCACAAGGGTATCATCAATATTTACACGTCTATTATATTTGACTACAAGTTGAAGGAGATTCGTGTGTGTAATGATAGCGGCCGTTTGACGCGTCCATTGTTAAGAGTGAAGGACAACAAGTTAACTCTCACACAGGATAACCTAACAAAGTTAAATCGGGGTGAAATTGTTTGGGATGACTTGCTGACTGACTGCAGATTGCCCAATTCTGTATTGGAGTATATTGACCCAGATGAGCAAAGCTGGGCTTTAATTGGAACCAAACCGAGCGATTTATTGGCCGGCGCAAATGCCAACCAAATATACAAATACACTCACGTCGAAATTCATCCGAGCACCATGTTTGGTATTCTGGCGTCTTGCATTCCCTTCCCTGAGCATAATCAATCTCCTAGAAATTGCTATCAATGTGCACAGGGCAAGCAGGCGATGGGCGTCTACGTCACCAATTATGAAAATCGCATGGACAAGACGGCGTATGTGCTCAATTATCCGACACGCCCACTTGTAGATACCCGCGTCATGAATATGATTCAACTAAACAAGATTCCATCTGGCACAAATGTCATCGTCGCCATTATGACTCACACTGGCTACAATCAGGAGGATTCCATCTTGTTCAATAAGGGTTCTATTGACAGGGGGCTGTTCGTTGCGACTATTTATCATACTGAAAAGGATGAGGATAAGCAAAAGATTAATGGCGACGAAGAGATTCGTTGCAAGCCGGATCAGACAAAGACCAAAGGCATGAAATTCGGCAACTACAACAAGGTGAATAGCAAGGGTGTTGTTCCTGAAAACACACTTGTCGAAAACCGAGACATTATTATTGCCAAGGTCACGCCAATTAAAGAGAATCGAAATGACCACACCAAGATCATCAAATATGAAGACCAAAGCAGAATCTTCCGCACAGACGAAGAAACGTATATTGATAAGAATTACATTGACCGCAACGGCGACGGATACAACTTTGCCAAGGTTCGTCTTCGCAATGTAAGAAAGCCGGTTATTGGTGACAAGTTCTCATCTAGACATGGGCAGAAGGGCACGTTGGGCAATATCATTCCTGAAGACGACATGCCATTCACGCGTGATGGAGTAAAGCCCGACATTATCATCAACCCACATGCGATTCCGTCTCGTATGACGATTGGACAATTGAAGGAGACGATTCTGGGTAAGACCTTGGTATCGCTCGGATTGTTTGGAGATGGAACATCTTTCGGGGACTTTCATGTAACGGACATTTCCAAGGAGTTGTTAAAGGTTGGATACGAAGCACACGGAAATGAACTCATGTATAATGGCTTGACTGGCGAGCAATTGGAATGCAGCGTCTTCTTGGGCCCCGTCTTCTATCAGCGACTGAAGCACATGGTGAATGATAAGACACATAGTCGTTCAATTGGTCCCATGGTGAATTTGACACGACAACCCGCGGAGGGTCGTTCGCGCGATGGTGGTCTTCGTTTTGGAGAGATGGAGCGTGATTGCATGATATCTCATGGCGCGGCAAGATTCACCAAGGAACGTTTATACGATGTTTCTGACAAATATGAAGTGCATGTTTGTAAGAAATGTGGTTTGATTGCGTCGTACAACAACGAGCTACATATTCACTTGTGCAAGACATGCGGAAACAGAACAGACTTTGCATTTGTTAAGTTGCCTTATGCTTGTAAATTGATGATGCAAGAACTCACGACTATGAATGTATCGACGCGTTTGATTACTGAAAATTAGGCACTACGTCAACTTGTAGACTATGCCTGTTGTTAAACCAAATAATATACCACCCCATAATGTATCTATCAGAACGGACATAATATGCCAATTCTTAAATATAGCTAAATTCGTTAATTCAAAAACAGCATAAATTACTATACCCAATAAAAACGCGTCCTTTACGCTTTTTTTATTTTTAATAATAAAATAATTCAACCCAAAAATGATAAATACATAACATAATGCCGCACCGAGTAGATTGAGCTTAAGCGGACTTCCCTGTACTGCCACGACTTGCCTGTTGTAATACCCGCCCATTAAATGTAAATATACGCTATCTAGGATAATTAACACAATTGCACTAATCAAAGTAGACAACATTTATTATACGCAAATATTTTATTTGTTTTTGTCAACTCGCTAAATTTAGACGTTTTGTTTTATTTTTTTGGAGAGTATATATATATAAATGCCGTCTATTGGTTTTCAAAATCCTATTAGTGGTTCTTATGGTATTGGAAATACCCCACCGATTATTAATGGCCTCGATGGAAGGCCTGTCCTAGGAGGCGGGATTCGTGGATTTGTTGCACGAGGCGTAAATGACACGGACAATAATGACCAGTACGCACAAATCAGATTTACATTAAGAAACGGATGGAATACTAAATATGTCTCTCAGCTTGGCGAGAGAAAACGTATTATTACTCCGTTTCGTGCAGTGACCAACTCTGGAGATATATTGTGCCGAACTGATTATTCTTGCGGCGGAGATGTGCAGTCATTTCAAAGTCGTCCTGGGTTGAATGGTCTTCGTGGTCGATTTGGTGCTATACAGAGCAGATGCGATGGCAGTGGAATCCCTCCCTCTTCTTGCAACGTAAAGTATGTTTACGACGCTTCTGATTATGTTACTTATTTAAAACAAAAGGCGGTTAACAAGAATTACAATGACTATTCGAATGCTGGCAATAACAACTCGGGTTCACAGAGTGCATGGAGGGCTATACGCAGATATTAAGGCGTCTGAAGAATATATCTATAATAATAATATAAAGATTGTTGTATTATTATTACTAACATGTCTCTTTCCGACACTATTGCAAATGCAAATGCAAATACTGATAATACTATCGACCAGAGTGATCTAATAGATCAATCTGATATAACAGAACAGCAAAATTTCATTGAAGCAAAAGTCATTATTCAAGAATTCCACGACGATTCATCTGTATTTATTGTTGGATCGGCTCCCTTTGGAAAGCTTTGGTTTGACCAAGAAAAGGTTGACAAGCAATATGGGGTATTATGTGAAAATTGGGCGGAAGATTATGATGATGGTGCCACAAGTCGTAGTAAGAAGCCAAGAATTATTAGCGTTTTAATCAGTGAACATGATCCGATGTTTGATGACTTTAGAGAAACGATTCGCGAGACGCAGGCTAGAAAAAATCTTATTCATGAACTTGCCATGCAAATGAAGATTGCGGAAGCAGTAAGAGCTGCCATGGCTGCTGCTGGTATCCCGTATGCTGATCTTCCTCCTCTACCTGTGTCTTTGTCTGCGTTGGCGCCGGAATCTGTTCAAGAGGCAGAGCCAGTTGTTGCTCCTGCACAAGTTAAAGAAAAAAAGCCGCGTGTAAAGAAGGCTGTGCCTGAGCCTGCACCCACGCCCGCTCCTGTGTCTGCACCAGCACCAACACCCATTATCGAGCAAAATGTGGTTATGGAAAAGAAGCCTACTAAGCCTCGACAAAAGAAGGCATCCGCATAAGACCTTAAATATTTTATTTTATATTCTGTATATAAGACAAAATGACACAATTTTCTGATATTATAGTTACGCCTGTTTACGGACCAATCAGCACAAATCAGTATCCCTGTGCCATGCCTGCACATAATTCTGGAGTTCTTGTTGGTAAGAGCCCCAATCCGCCATTATTTTATCCGTCTCAAGAACCCGCCGCTACTGACCAAAACGTCAACTCCCGTCATCAATATTTTAGAACGGCGGAATCTGCCAAGAGTTTAGCAATACAACGGGCTAGGGCGATTGAGCGAGTAACTCGTAATTTCTCTTTCAACTATTCTACTGGCACAGCACATCATACATCGGGTCATACCAATTACATTCCCCCTACGGATTCTTCGATGCGAACCCAAAAACTTCGTTCCAACGCAGTGGGCAAAAGTGGATATAAAGTCGGTCTGCCTTTAGACGCGCCTTGTTCTACCAAAAACTATTATCCAAGTGGTGTAAGATCTAGCATTAAACGTGCACGATCGGGTGGTTGCACTGCGCCAGCTAAAAAGGGATCTATTTTCAATGAGAGCTTGCGTAATGGAAGAACTTGCGCGATAGGTTCCCTTGTCAGACAGAATTACTAATTTATTGCAATCTCTATCGCTTTATTATTTAGCATTTTTACAAGACAAATATATTATAACAATTTTCTTGCGTTATTATATATGCCAAAATATACAAAATCAGTAAGAAAAAATAATATGAGAAAAAATAAACGGGGGCGTTCAAGACGAGGCGGTTATTGGTTTTATCCTGGTCCAGGGGATGACGAGCATGCTTTCACAAAATTAAGAAATAAGTTTTCCTCTGGTAATTGGAAGTTTTGGCAGAAACAGCCTGAAGAAGTTGCTGTTACATCAGATTATCAACCTGCGGCAGAAGAGCAACCGCAAGGCAGCTTAGAGTATCCTCAACCGCAAATGGAATCTCCTGAACCCAGCCAACCTGTGCAAATGGATAACCAAGAAGCGCCGATGGAACCTAGTCAACCAATGGATACCCAAGAAGAAGTGTCGATGGAGCCTAGTCCACCAATGGATAACCAAGAAGAATCCGTTGAACCCAATCCTGAAACACCGCCTGGTATTAAAGGCGGACGTAGGCGTAGACAAAAGCGGTCAACCAAGAAACGCAAGCGCTCCAACATGCGGCGACGCACAAATAAACGCAGACGCTCAAGCATGCGAAGACGTTAACTCAAAATATATCATATTTACACAACATCATATTTACATATGAATTATGATGTTATGTTATTATTGCTTTACGCACACAAATACTTCTTGTCGATCGCCGTGGTCTCCGCTACCCTACGGATTATCTTTCCAAAGTCTCTCTTGACTTCTGCTTCATCGACTGGACCGATGGCTTCCATATTTATTTTCAAGTATTGTGCGTTTTTCCTGCTATTGTATTCCGTGCAACCTTGATTTGCTTTTTTCCAATCGTCAACCTTCAAGATATTCTTGATAGTAAGTTGCTTGATAATCTTTCTCAGCCTGTCCAGATTCGCATTATCCATCTCCCACTTGTTATCGTCTTTGATATGAATGATTTCTCTCTTGACGTCGCTGCAATGAATGGGTCGCTTGGTTATATCCAAGCTATTCAGGCGGTTGACAAAGACCCGAGACATGCCTTCGGCAAAGCCGATTTCGCCCATCTTTTCCAGCTCAGGTAAGCTCAATTCAAGGGACTTAATGAAATCCTTCATATTCATTGCATCTTTGCAAGTCTCGTTCAAGAAGAATTGTAGATTGAATGTCTTGTTGTTGCTGTTATTATTGTTGCTATTCGTTTGGTTAATGGTATTATTGACTTGACCGGTTTTTGTCATTTCTATAATCGTTTTATTCTGTTCCAATATAAGTTGTTGTAATTCTTTATTCTGTTGAAATATAGATAATATTATGTCTGGTGTGATTTGCGAAATAATACTATGCATACTTGTGTTATTAGGCTCTGTATTATCAGGTATATTTACTTTTTTAACACATTTTTTACTATGTGACCATAAACCAGAACGAGAATTATATATTTTATCACAATTGACACATTTACATGTGATGTTTTTTGATGGCTTTTCCGTTAAATTTGTGTTCGAAATGTGTTTATTAGTCAATAAATGTCTCGTATAGTCACCTTTCTTACAGCACATAAAGTCACACAATTCACATTTGAATTTATTGATGTAATTTGATGTAAAATCGGTTAGCATTGTTAGATATAATGTTCGAAGAAAAAAAAATCGCCTAAAGAATCCACAATAAAAATAAAAAATTAGCGTGACAAAATTTTCATTCTTTTTTCAGGCACGAGATGCTAATTTTTCATTATGGTCACAAACGTTCGATTTTCCAAAAGTATTTTAGGATTTTCAAAATTGGACATTTATAAATGTCCATTTTTGATTTCTTGAAAAAGGATTTGGAGTAAAAAATCGTAAATTCGCAAGGTTATGGGAACTTTAAGATCCACAATAGAATATATATATTCATAAACGGGCTTAAAGAACGCAATCGAATCACATTCACAAATACTTTTTATCGATGGCCGTGGTCTCCGCTACCCTACGGATTATCTTGCCAAAGTCCCTCTTGACTTCTGCTT